CCTGGTCCGTGTAGGCCGTCGGCTCGGTGGCATAGACCACCGGGCCGTCCGGCATCAGGACGGCCGAGACGCCGCTGCCCGTGTTCTCCAGGGCCGGCACCGGCAGCACAGCGTCACGGCCACCGAACAGGGAGGCAAACACCTCTGTGCCGCCCTTGCCCTGGAGCGCATCGAACACCGGGTTCTCGATGCCGGGTCCCGGCCGGAGCCGGAACGGGTCCATCCCCGGGTGCTTCCCGGTCGGGTACCAGCCACCGTTGTGGGCCCTCTTCATCATCCGCCACACCTCCCAGGTGACGGCCTGCACCTGGTGCGGCAGGATCTTCCTGTCCAGCTCCTCCGAGAGGTCGGCAGCCACCCGCCTGTAGGCGTCGGCGATGATGTCGTAGTTGTCGCCCATGTCGATCGGCCGGTCATCGACCCCCATGTCGAGCCCGTAGTAGATGTCGAAGGCGTGCCTGTCGATGGTGGTCGGATACTCCAGGTCCGGGTTGAGCAGGTTCAGGTAGAAGTTCTTCTGCTTGGTGGCGACCGTTGACAGCCACAGCTGCTCTGGTGATTCGGACATCAGCCGGAGCGCCTTCTTGAGGTCGCTGGCGCTGGCCTTGATGCCGGCCGCCTTGGCGTCAGCGTGCAGGACGTCGAACGTCTTCTGGTGGGCCTTGGCCCGCCTGCCGGCGTACGTGCGGAGCGTCTTGTCATCCCGGAAGTCGGCCTTGGTGCCGGACCGCAGCCAGTTCTGGAAGTCGTTGTCGAGCACCTTCGGGTTGGTGAAAAACTGGTTCGCCACCTTCTGGGCCTTCGGCACGTTCGTCGCCCAGTTCTCGGCCTCCGACAGGAGGGAAGTGGCGGCCACGGCCCGGGGCAGCTCAGGGGAGTCGAGGCCGATGCCGAACGCATTGGCGATGTCCTGGCGGCCCCGCCAGTACCAGTCGGCACCTAGCTCCAGCTGCTTCGGCAGCCTGGGCTCACCCAGCCCGTGGGCACGGATCCGGGCATCATCGATCCCCAGGTCCCAGACCTGCCTGATGTTGGCCTGACCCTGCCTCTGGTAAAAGCCGGCGTTCAGGGTGGTGATCGCCTGCTCCCGGTAAGCCTTGTCACTGAACAGGTCCCCACCCTCCGGTGTCCTGGCCGTGACGTGCAGGACGGCCTTGCCGTCCACGATGTCGACGTTCGTCACCCGGGCCGTGAGCCCGACAGACAGGTCGTCGGCCACGATCGAGCCCCGGGTCGCATCCCCGAGCGCCTGGACGCCGGTCACCAGCTCCTGCTGCTCGGCATCAGTGAGCGGACCACCCTCCCGGAACTTGTTGTAGGCGTCACGGATCGGCTTGTTGTGGTCGTACGACAGCAGCCGGTTGTCGACCGCATAGTCGAACCGGGCCCAGTCGACCCGGGCCTCGCCCATGCCGCCCGGATGCACCTCGCCGTAGCCGTCCAGAAGGGACGCCATGCCGGCGATCCGGGGATCCAGGTCGTCTGCCGTGAACGAGGCCATCGCCCGGGCTGCTCCCAGGTTGTCCTCGGGAGCCAGGATCTGGGCCGTGCGGCCACGCACGCCGGGACGGTCGAGCTGCAGCTGGGCAGCCTCGGCCGACAGGTCGGTGAAGCTCCGGGCGATCCCCAGGCCCTGAGACTCCGCAACCCCGGACGGGATCATCCTCGGCGTCAGGTTCCCGGGCGGGTGGAAGGCGGGCATCTTGAACCTCTGGTAGGCGTACCGAGCGGCTCCGGCTGCGCCGGCCAGCAGCAGGCCGCCGTACAGCAGGCGGTCCCGGTTCGACATGTCGCCGATGCCCCGGATGAAGTCGGTGGCCCCCACGGCCAGCCCTGCCGGGCCGGCCAGGGCGGCCTCCTTGAGGGCTCCACCGAGCTGGCCCCAGACGTCCTGAGATGTCGGCGGGGGGGCGAAGCCCTGTTGCCCGAGCCCCAGGAAGTCGAGCGCCGGAGCTACAGGTTCCAGGGCCTCGCCGATGCCCCCCGCCAGGCCTTCGAGGAAGCTCACAGCACCAACATCCCGATGCCGGCGACGGCCAGGATGACGCACATCACCACGACGTAGGCGCAGAGGATAACCTCGACCGGTTCTGGCTTGTTGAAGCTCACTGACGGGCCGCCCGGATGAGCCGGTTGAGCCACAGCGTGGCCCACTGCCTGGTCTCTTCAGTCCCCTCCTGCTGCAGCTGCTGCAGCTTCAGGATCCGCAGCTCAGGCGGGTCCTGGGGGGCCGGCAGCGGAGACTGCAGCGGAGAGGTGACCGGGACGTCCGGTTGGTTGGACGGGGCCAGGATCGAGGGAGGGAGGCCGGGGGCCGGCGCAGCCGCCCCTTGATAGGGCGGGGCGCCGGTTCCCCCACCAGACCCAGGTGAAGACGGCTGGGTCGGGTCCATGGTCGGCAGGTCGGACTGGAGCCGCTCCAGGGCGGCCCCCTCGCCGTACGTGCCGGACTCCGGGGCGTTCACGTTGCCGCCCGAGGACGGCATCTTGTCCAGGGAGGTCACTTCAGGTGCGTCAGCCACACCAGCACCCCCGGTCAGGGGACGTAGGGGCTGACCTTGCCCGTGCGAGCACTGGCAACGTTGGTGACGCAGGCCACAAACGAGTTCGTGTTCACCGCCACCCAAGGACCCTCGACCTTGCCGCCGCCCGTGCAGTTGACCTCGACACGCTGCTTCCCTGGGCCGTTAGCACAGAAGCTGGAGGCAAGGTCACCCTCGAACCTGACGAAGCAGTCGCTCGGGGTGAACGTGTCCTGCTGGAAGACCAGGGCCCGGGTGAACGTGTCCTGCCGGAACAGGGCCTGGGCAACGGTGGACGTGGCGGCCGAGGCGAAGAGTACGACAGCGAGTGTCAGGATGATTCGTTTGAACATGCGGGCAGCTTACCAGGTACCCGACTAGTCAGGGTTCAGTCCCCCACCATGTCCGTGTGCTCGTAGCTCGTGTCGAAGTGGTCGGTGAGCCAGTGGTCGAGGGCGAGAGCAGCCCCGATACCGACGAAGAAGATGGCCGGGAGACCGGCCCAGAAGCCGCAGATCAAGCCGACCAGCGCACCGAGGGCGATGTGGGTGATCGGCCGGGGGACGTACCTGACGATGACGTGGGTGAGGGGCGGGTAGGCGTCCTGTCTCCTGATCCCGATCCACTCCGGGATGCCGAACAGCAGTACGGCCAGTACCGTCCAGGCCTTGAACGGGATGAACCAAACCACGGACAGAAGCACGGCGCTTATGACGCCCCACATGATGACCCAGTACGGGTTCCAGGGGTTCTTCAGGTCCTTCATCCCCGTCACGGGGCGCCGCCGCTGGACGAGGTGGTGCCAGCGAAGCTGCCGGGTCCACCCGCAGGGGTGGACAGGCGGCTCATCGACTCCGGTGGAGGGCCGCCGCCGGCCAGCATGCCGAGAAGCGCAGCCGGGTCGGGTGGAGCTGGCGGCGGTTGCCCGGCCTGGGCGTCCGGGCCGGGCGGCATCGGGCCGCCCATGGTGGGCACCATCTGGGCCATGGCCTCCTGCTGCGCCTTGACCACGAACTTGTCGAACAGCTCGAAGATGTTGTCGCCGTTCTCCCGGGCCTTGGCGATCTCCGAGACGGCCTCCGGTGGGATCGAGCCGTCCTGGAGCCCCTGGAGGAGCTTCGCCATCACCATGTCCTGGAGCTGCTGCAGGTCCATCCTGACCCGCTCCAGCCCGACGTCGGTGATCCCCTCGAAGTTCTCCTGGACGAACTCACGGGACACGAAGCCGGCCTGAGACGCCTGGATCCCCAGGACCATCGACTGGGCCGGGTCACGGCCGAGGCCGAGACCGTACTCGACCCGGACGTGAGCCTTGGTGTCGATGTCGTCCAGGTTCCTGGCGATGAGGAACTGCTGGTTCTTGTGTACGCCAGCGATGGATCGATCTGAACCGTACAGTTTGTCGTACTCGAAGCACAGCCGGAGCGCCTTGCCGAAGGACTCCGTGAGGATCAGGTGGTAGGTCCTGATCGCCGTGTTCATCATGCCGGCCGTGGCCTCCACGAACTTGGCCGAGGCGATCGCCTGGTCGACCTCACCGGGCCGGACCTTCGGCCACCGGGCCCCGATGTGGAAGTTGTCCATGAGCTGCTGCAGCTCCTGGTACACGGACAGCGAGGAGACGGCCGGCGGCACCCGGCCGATGGCCCCGTTGGGCCCGAGCTGGATGAAGCCCCCGCCGCCGGTCGACATCGGGCCGATCAGGTCTTTCACCCACATCTCGGAGTAGACGGCTTGGTCGGCATAATCCAGTGAGAGGGCTGCGAGTCGAATATGGGCCTGCAGGACCGGGATCACCTGATCGAACTGGCCCCGGACCTCGTTGTCGAACGTGGGCCGCAGGCCGACGACGACCGGGCAGATGCCGACCTCGTTCGGGGTGACGTCGAAGATGACCGAGACGTACGACGGGTTCGTGTTCTGCCGGCCGAGGGAGATGCCGGGCAGGCTGTTCGGGGCCGTGTTCTCGTAGATGCCGGCGACGATCGTCTCTTCCTCGGTGTAGTACTCCAGGAGCGTGAACTTCCAGTCGGCCGGCACCTCCTTCCGGTTCCGGTCCCGGTAGTGGTCCCGGAAGATCGCCTGGTACTCGACCGGCAGCTGGGTGACGTAGACGTCCCGGGCGAAGAAGCACCTCCGCATGGCCGAGAGGGTCGTGTAGTCCGGCTCCGGGAAGCAGGTCCTCGGGTCCCTCCACTCGATCCTGGGGCCGTCCTTCGAGGGCACCACCACCCACGAGTGGATGCCGAGCCCGGTCAGGTTCATCAGCGACTTGATGGTGAGCAGGGCGATCTCGGAGCGCTCCAGGTAGGACGCTCCGATCTGCTCCATGATGCCGGCCTTCTTCTTGGCGGCCGGCGTCCCCTCCGACGGCTTCACCCGCACCGACGGCAGCAGCGAGGCCGCCTCGGAGGTGTCCTCCAGGGCGACCTGGATCAGGTTCGGCGACCGGTTCTCCAGCGACTCGTCGTCAGGACCGACGGCCGTCCAGTCGCCCCGGACCACCCGGGTGATGAGTGTGTGTCTCGTGTCCCGGTCGGACCACCGTCCCCGGTACTGGCCGTACAGGTTAGAGAGGGCCCCCTCGGGGGTCGACAGGTCAGTGGTGTCTCTCACGTCATCGCCTCGGCCTCGTTCAGGACCCACAGCTGGTACTCGTTCATCGGCTTCCCGTACCGAGCCTCGAACGAGGCGATCCGGGCGGCCCTGTCGTCGGCGTCCTTCCGGACCAGGAAGTAGACGGGCGTCCTGTCGTCGGCTGCCGACAGCACGCCGTCGACCCGGTAGTCGGGGCCACAGGAATCGTGGGCGTCATCGAACTCGGAGTAGGTGACCAGGGCCATCGGCTACACCCCCACGAGCGGCTCTTCGAGCCCCACGTTGAGGGGCTTCCGTGACTCGGGCTCGTAGTCGTCGGTGGCCCACCTCGACGTCCAGCCGCTCTGCTCGTCCATTGTCGGGGCCCGGACCTCGTTCTTCGAGAAGTCGATGATCGCCCGCTTGTTCTTCATCCGCTTCGGGATCTTGAACTTGGGGTCGTAGGCCGGCAGCAGGGCCCGCTGGTACAGCTCTCGGGCCGCTTCGTTGGCGAACCAGAGGGCCATCATGATGTCGGTCGTCTGGCCGAGCGGGAAGGTGAGCAGCTGCTGCTCCAGCTGCTGCACCTTGTGCCGGCTGTTGATGTCCTTCCACGGCATTGAGATCGTGTGGTTGAAGAACATGGGGGCCATGCCCTCGATCCCGAAGTTCGGGTCCGACTTGTTCCGACCGGTGTGGTGCCCGGTGACCCGGATGCCCCGGTTGTTGAGGGGCACGATGATCTCGTCGTTGTACTGGACGAGCTGCGCCTGGACCCCGTTGTTCTCGACCCTGAACTCACGGAGCGGGTAGGTCTCGGCCCACTGGAAGATCTGCTGCTTCAGCTGGGGGGCCTTGAGCTGCAGGGAGTTGAAGATGTCGACCAGGTAGCGCCGGCCGGTCTTCAGGTCCACGCCCAGGCAGACGCCGGCCGTGAAGCCGGACTGCTTGTTGGCCCCGGCCGGGTCGATGCCGGCCACCTGAGCCCAGGACGAGTCGTACTCCCCGAGGCTCCTGGTCTGGTCGTGGCAGCCGTTCAGCATGTCCTCGGTGAAGGAGGCCGACTCCCCGAGCGTCTCAGCGTTCTGGTAGAGCAGCTGCCACAGGTCAGCGTTCATCGAGGAGCGCTTCAGCTTCGCTGCGTCGATGTCGAAGTGCTCGGGCCAGAGGGTGAGCCCGGTCTCCTCATCGATGATGCAGGGGTACCTGATGACGTGGTAGCCGGGCAGCTTCTGGAGGGAGCTGTAGCCGTCCTGGGAGCCGACCCGGGTCCCGACGATCTTGAGGCTGCCGGACTTCCCGACCCGGGACTCGACCTCGGACGTGATCCACTTGACGTTGAAGGCGACCGTGTCCGGGTTCCTGGTGTTCGACAGGTCGAACACGTCGTCCAGGATCGCCTCATCGATGCGCCGGCCGTAGATCTTGGAGCCGATGCCGTAGGTCCTGACGGTCGGATCCCTCTCGGGAGAGATCCTCCCCGTCACCCAGAACTCCTTCCGGGTCCACTTGTCGACGCCCTGGAACGGTCCCCAGTCCTCGACCAGGTTCCTGCTCGCCCCCCGGTACAGCTCCGGGTCCGTCAGGTGTCTTTGGATCTGGTAGGCCTGGTCTTCAGCCATCGAGGAGCCGGCCGAGATCAGGGCGATCCTGACGTTGGGGTCGTTGCAGATCGCCCACAGCGGGTGACGGAGGCTGACCAGGGTGCTCTTGGCGTGGAAGGGCGGCAGGTTGACCAGCAGCCTCTTGATGCTGTGGTCCCCGAGGGCCGTCAGCATCTCCTTGTGGAAGAAGGGCGTCTCGTGCTGGATGTCCCCGCAGTCCGAGCAGTAGACGTTGTTGAAGTACAGCTCGTTGAACTCGACCGGCGGCGGGACCCGTCTCCGCTCGTTCAGCCCTAGGGCCGGTTCCTTTGACGGAGCGCCCGCCCGTTCAAGCCTTGTCTCGACCGACCGCTCCTGGGCCTCAGCGTTGAGGGCCCGCTGCGCCTTCACCTTCTCGTTGAGCCGGGGGCGAGAGACGCCCCAGTCACGAGCGGCGCTCGTTTGGGTGGCCCCGGTCTCGATCACGGCCCGGCAGGCCGCCTCCATCCGCTTCCTGGGGGACCAGTTCTTCTGGGCGGGGCTGGGCATCGCCCACACCCCCCACGAACGAAAATTCGTTCGGCTGTACTAGGAGGGGACGCCGGAGGCGTCCCCGACTCCTGGACCTCGGCCCGGCGGGCCTCGGCCCAGGTGTGGATCTCAGCCGGCCTTGAGGGCCGGCTGCCGAGAGGACCGTAGGGACCTACAGGACCGGAGGTCCTCATTGGACCGGCGTCCGCCTTGGGGCTCCCGCCGGCCCGAGCATCGTCTCGGGCAGATCACCCCCTAACCCCCACCCCCAGGATGCGGTCAGCGTACCGTGTACCCGACTAGGACGTGACCGGTACGGTCATGTCCATGACAGCCAGCACCACCCGGGCCGATGCTCGGGCCGTTCCGTGCCCGACCTGCTTGGCCGACGCCACCGAGCCGTGTGTTGGACGAAGAGGAGCACGACTCTCGTGCCACGCCAGCCGGCACCGGCTGGCGATCAGAGAAGGAGCCCCAGAAGTGTCCAAGCTGAACTGGCAACGGGACCGAGACAACAGGATCAAGTGGGAAGCCGAGAAGGCAACCCGCCGGCCGAGAGAGCCCATCGAAGGTCAGTTCGGGCCCGACGGGCACGACAAGGCCATGCTCACCCGGATGCAGGCCCGCAGGGCCAAGCTGAGACAGTCCCAGAACACGTCCACAGGACCGGAGCCCAGCTCCGGACCGGTGGCCTGAGACTGTTCCCGGAAGGGCCCCTGTTGCCTGTACCCGGCAACAGCCCTGAACTGGGACGATGTTCCCGGAAAATTGGTGGTGCCTTCCTGTATATATGAGTCTCGGCGTTTATGCACCCCGGTCGCCGCCGGGGCCTCTGAGCACCTTCGGCACATGGCGTGAGACCATCGCTCTTCTCCCATCGTGCCAGCGTGCGGTGCGTGCAGCTGGTGGTGGGCTGCCCCGATGGTGGGCTGGGCCACACCATGGTGGTGTGCAGCTGGCACCCATCGAGCTACTGACTCACCAATCAGTAGCGTCGGAGTGACCGGCTATCCATGTGAGTGGTGACACCACACCCACCATCGAACGGCCCATCGAACACAGGGTGAACAGTGGGTGAACACCTTGACTCAGACCTTGACACGGTCAGCCACCAGTACGTATGTGGTGAGCATGACCACCAACACCAAGGATCACCTCATGAGCGAGCCCTGGGGTGCCTATCCCGACGACCTCCTCCTGGACTGCAACGACTGGGAGACGGACGAGGAGCGTCGAGTGCGCTCGTTCCAGTCGAACGGCAATGTGACACACGTCACAACATTCGACCTTGACTCGGTCAGGGATTAGGACTTGATTCGGTAGTAGACAGTCAGCACCTAGGAAGGAACCATCATGCAAGGCATCTTCATCGAGGGCCGGAGGCCCAAGTCCAAAAAGGAAGTCAGGGAGGCCCTCGCCTCCGGCGGGGCCGTGAGGCTGGAAGCCACCAGCTGGTTCGGTGACGAGTACCAGGGTCCGGTCGCCTCGGCACCGGTCGGTGAGTACTACTTCGTCGGCCCGGACCCGCACACGAAGCGCAGCTTCTACGGGACCATCAAGGTCACCCCGCAGGGAGTCAAGGTCTCATGACCAGGAAGGACTACGAGCTGCTCGCCGGAGTGATCCGGCGGCAGCTCAACTGCTACACCGAGGAGATCGGGGAGAGTGCCGAGATCTTGGCCGTCTCGTGCGTGGCCCAGGCGCTTGCCGTGGCCCTGCTCCGAGACAACCCCCGCTTCGACCGGGACCGCTTCCTGAAGGCAACGGGCCTGTGACCTACCACTGGGTGTGTCCGAAGTGTGGCCGGCAGGTCAAGACCATCGGCCTGGCCACCATCACCTGCCCGCATCCGCCGGAGGACGGACGTCCACCGGCACTCATGGAAAGGAAGGCCTGATATGGGCTACTCATCCGCACTCGGCTATGCCGAGTCCGTCAAGGCGGGAGGCTTCAGCCTTGCCACAGCAGTCACCTGTCACCTCAGCTCGAACTGCTTCCCTCCGATCACCCGGTCGGAGCTGCGGAACGCAGCCATCGTGGCCGTCGAGCAGTGCGTCAAGGGCAACTGGGACGCAGTCCCGGACCGGCTGCTGACCGGCTATCTGGACGAGCCGGTCACGGCTCGTCAGATCGTGGAGGCCTACCACCTGGAGGCCTTCGTGGACGCCCTCTCGGAAGGAGATTCAGAATGAACAACGGATTTGAGCAGGCCGTGCCGGTCACGGCCGAGCCTGCACCCCTAGAGGTCAGGGAGGTGGTCCACCAGCTCTCTCGACGGTTCCCCAATGGTCAGATCAGGACGGTCCCACCTGGTGGTGGACTGATGCGTATCCACTACTGGCTGGTCAACGTTTGGGTCCAGGACGTCCTCGTGGCCTCGGAGCGGGTCTACCCCGGCTTCGTGGCTACCTGCAATCAGGAGCGTGATGGAGTCACCGACTCCGTCGAGACCGACGACGAGGCCCACGCATGGGCCGCTGTTCGTCGTGACAGGGACGAAGACATCCTCCGTCGCTACGACATCGATGAGCCCAGGATCGACAGCCAGTGGGACGACGACGGGCTGGGACTATGAGCCCACACCTGATCCGCACCGCCATCACTGTTGGAGTGCTGGCCCTGGTCGGCCTGGTCGGCTGTCAGTCCGACCGGGAGACCCCCACACCAGGCACTTGTGCTCCCCTGGACCACCAGTGCCACGAGCAGCACCCGGACCAGGCGCCGGCCGGCTGTGCCCCCACCGACCATGCGTGCCACGAGCGAAAGGCAGCAGAGGGATGACCCCGAAAGAGCAGTACATCAGTGACCTGCTGGACGCCAGGGCCATCGAGGCCGAGGAGCTGAACATAGCCATCCACCACCTGGTCACGGCCCAGGAACAGGCGATCCGAAAGGCGTCCGAGGCCTACGACCGGGCGCACGCCCGCTATATCCAGGAGACGTCATGATCCACAACAACCCAACCACGAGGAGTACGGCTCCCATCACAGCCGGCTCGATCTGGCTGGACCCTGACAGCCCCGAGGACCGGCTCCGGGTCGACTTCGTCGGCGGCTGGCCCGTCCAGGTCCACTATCACTGGCTGGACAAGGTCAACGACGAGGTCGTCTACGGCGACCGGCGAGCCTCGTCGTGGCCGTTCGTGCCCGAGCTGAGGCCCGAGCACATTGCCATCCTCAGGACCGTGTCCGACGCCAACAACGCCGGGCGCTGCCTGCCCATGTCCGAGCTGTGTGTCGAAGGCACGGCCAGGAACACGACCTACAGCCGAGTGCAGGCGCTCGAAGAGCGGTGCCTGCTCGTTCGGCCGACAAGGTCCGAGCTGCACACCACACAAGCGGGCGAGGACTTCCTGGTTGCCCTGGAGGCGTCATGAGCGAGCCCAGGCCGTACACGGCCAAGGAGGCCCGGGACATGGGCTGGACGGTGGACGACTGCGGCTACCCGTGGCGGGCCTACCTCGGGCCGTGCTGGGCTCCGAAGCGGTGGGTGCTCATCGACACACCCGGACACAGGGAGCGCCGGCCCATCACTCCAGTGCGGCCCTCAGGCCAGCGTCCAGCTCCTCGATCCGCTCTCGGAGATGTTCGTTCAGCACCCGGGCCTTGACCAGTTCCTCAGTCAGGTACCGGACCACGTCCTCCATGCCCCCCGGGTCCACAAGGGCCGGGGGGCGGTTGCCGTGTTTGCGCTCGTAGTCCCGCTTCTCCTTGTAGAGCGTCTGCTTGGACACACCGTGCCGCCGGGCGAGTTCGGTGCTGGTCTCGGACTCCGGGTTGTACTTCTCCCAGGCGTAGTAGTCCCGCATCATGGCCTCGACCTCGGCATCGGTCAGCTTGCGCTTGCTCATCAGGGCAGGAACGATACGGGACCCCGCCCCCCTCGTCAAGCTGTTAGCGCTGACCGGGTCAGGTCAGCGTACGAGTTCAGCGTTGCCTTGATCGGGGCCATTCCAGAACGCATCGATGTTGGGGTTCAGGGACTGCGGCCCGACGAACATCCTCGTGGTGACGTTCCAGGGCTTCTCCGGGTGGGCGTCCTTGCCGCAGGACTGGCAGAACGTGAGCTGGGAGCTGGTCTCAGCTTGGCATCGTGGACAGATCATCATGCCCACACCCCCCGGGGGGGGTATGTACGGGGCGGTACGCAGAGCGTACGAACAGCAGTCACAATTTGATCCGGCGGTGACTTTGTACCCGATGTGACACCCCGGTGTTACTGTTGGTGGCGGACCCAGACTCTGACCGGGTCACGTAGGGGAAGGTGGAATCAGTGCACCCAGAAACGTTCGAGGCGTGGACCAAGAACCCGATCGTCAAGCGGATCCTCGACAAGGATCCCGACCTGAACCCGCTCCGGATCCTGGAGCGCCTGTCGGAGACGCTCAACGAGCTGGAGGAGAAGTTCCCCAACCTGCCGTTCGAGGAGATCTTCGTCCTGCAGCGTGTGCACCCTGACTCCGAGGCCCTCAGGGCCTCGATGAGACGGTGCGGTGTGCCTCAGGAGGCCATCGATCTGATCTCCCCCGTGAGCCGTAAGCGGTTGGGCAACTACGACCGGTTCAAGGCCCTGGCCGACACCGGCCTGTCGGCCCAGGACCTGATGAGGAAGGGCCACCCGAAGAACACCAGCTTCTTCGCTCAGCGCATGCGCCGGCCCCTCACCAAGATCGAGACCGAGATCGGAGAGTATGTCCTGGACAACCCGGACGTGCCGGTCACTGACATCGAGGACAAGTTCAACGTGTCGGACAACACGGCCATGCAGTACGCCATGAAGGTCAAGTACCACCGGGAGCGGGCGGCGTGATGGAGCCTGACATTGTGGAGCGACTCCGGACCGTCACGGGCCATTGGTCAGAGACGGCGGATGCATGTGAGGCAGCCGCCGAGATCGAGCGGCTCCGGGCCGAGCTGGCCGCAGTCAGATCGAAGCTCAAGCACCGGGAACTGCTGTGAAGTTCCTTCGACGGCTCTGGCGCTGGTATCTCGACCTCGGCATCGGGAAGGACGGCAGTCCGTGAAGCTCTCCCAGACCCTCCTCGGGTCCGATTGCTTGAGGGCGATGCAGTTCAAGATCGAGGACGACCTGTACCGGGGCGGCATCATCCGGGCGACAGGCACCGGCTTCCACGCCGGCCTGGCCCTGATGTACGTGTATAGGCAGGCCGAGATGGAGCCACCGACCTTCATCGAGATGGAGAACGCTGCCTACGTCGCCCTTGACCAGGAGATCGTGTGGGCCGAGGACCGGTTCATCTGGGACAAGAAGATCCCCACGGTCGAGGACGCCCAGAACACCATCTCCACGATGCTCGGGGCCTACATGCTCGACAAGACACCGGCCGTGTGGCCGGCCGACTGGAAGGTGCTCGGGGTCGAGGTGCCGTTCGAGATGTTGATGGTCCCCGGCCAGGGTCCCATCACCAGGACTAGCCGAGGCATCGACCTCGTGCTCCAGGCCCCCGACGGGGGCATCGTGGCCGTCGACCACAAGACCGGGGCGAAGGGCTGGGGCACCGGGGGCAAAGCTCACCCGAGGAAGAACGTGCAGGCCCCCTGGTACATCCCTGCCATGAGGCAGCTGTGGCCCGATGCCCCGTACTACCGCTTCGTGTTCGACGTGATGCGCTACGACGGAGTGTTTCAGCGTTTTATTTCGGACCCGCAGGATAAGCATATCGCTGCCGTCGAGTCGAAGGCTCTCTCGGTGAAGGGCCTGTGGGACTGGCACCTGCAGTCTGGGCTCGACCTGCCGGCCAACCCGTCCTCGAACCTGTGTAACCCGTTGTACTGCGACTATTTCGATCAGTGCCCGCACGGTCGTGTCCTGGAGCAGTGAGTCAGGGAAGGAGCCCGAACCCGTGCAGCACGTTATCCACGTCCACCAGCAAAAGCTGAAGAAGGGCGAGCCGGCGATCATCGATCGGACCTACAAGGGCTCGACGCACCATCGCACCGTAATCATCTCGTGTGCCAATTGCGGGGCGATCACGGCCCGAGTCCGGCAGCCCGACAAGCCGGACCGTTGCGGGGCCCGAGCGTTTATCGAGACGGTCCATGAGGTCACCGGTCTCTGACTAATCGGGTACCAGGTAAGCTGTCGTCATCCGGATCACACCAAGGAGTAAGAGTGACCGATCCCCATCAGCAAGCGTTCGCTGAAGAGCAGCGCAACAAGACCATCGGCCATGCGGCCAACCTCACGAAGGAGCTGGTGCTCGCCGGAGGCGATGCGGCCATCGGCCTCTTTGCCAGCCAGCTCGACACCGTGGCGAAGGCCCTGTTCGATGCCCAGGCCATCGCCGGCCTCAAGGAGGCCTTCCCGGGCGCTGAGACCGAGCCGACCCCGACGACCTTTACTCAGTCGGTCCCGGCAGCCAGCAACGTCGTGCCGATCCAGCCGACCCCGATCCCCGGGGCCACCGACGGTGACCCGGTGCTCGCTGGCCACTGGGCCCACTTCTTCGCCAACCCGACCGCCTGGAAGGACAACCGGGCCTCGAAGAAGTCGAACCGGTCCCCGGACTTCCTGGCCCCGGCCACCGGCCCGTTCTCGGACCGGAAGCGGGACGACGGGACCCTCTGGCCCGCCTCGCTCTACATCGATGACAAGAAGAACCCGTCCGACGTCCTGCCCCGGCTCCGTCAGCTGGGCTACGTGCAGCCGTGACCACCTGGGACGTCTCCACTTCGGTGGAGGTCACCGAGCAGTTCCGAGCCAACGTCGGGGCCGCTCCGTCCAAGGACGACATCGCCTACGGCGGGCTCACCAAGTCCACCAACTGGGTGACCGACTACGACACCGCCCAGAGGGCTGGTGTCGAGCTGGCCGCCCTCGCCCTGGCCCTCGGGTCCAAGTCCGTTTCCGTCACCGTCGACAAGCGACTGGTGGTCACAGCAGCAACACAGGAGGAAGCATGAGCAAGCCCGTCGAGGAGAGGACCCAGGTCCCGATTTCAGTGGTCCGTGAGTGGGCCAGGAAGGTCGGCTACGAGGTCGGCTCCAGGGGCCACCTGCCCCAGGACGTCATCAAGCGGTACAACTACCGGCACCGCACATATGCGGTGAACTCGAACCCGAACCTTCCTGACACCGTCGAGTCGTGACCGGTGTCCGGGACGTCGCCCAGGGCCTGAAGGACTACGAGGCCTGGGCGACGGACACCAGGCCTCGGATCGGCTGGGGGCTCCCGTTCTTCGACTCTCGAACGAACGGTGGCCTGGCCCGGCAGGAGTCCTGCCTGCTGATCGCCTCGTCCAACGCCGGCAAGACCTCGATCGCTCTCAATGTGATCCGGGTCAACCCCGACGTGCCGGTGGTGGTGTTCTCGATCGAGATGGCCTGGCGGATGCTGACGGCCAGGCTGGTGGCCCAGGAGACCGGCCAGTCGACCACCCAGCTGGAGCAGGACCTGAAGAACGGGGTCCCTAATCCAGGGTTCCAGCAGGTGATGGACAAGTTCCCGCTGCTGCTGTGCGACGACACGGCGGGGGTGACCTTGAAGCAGGCTGACGAGACGTTCCAGGACGCCACCCAGCGGCTCCAGGAGAGCCCACGGCTGGTGGTCTGGGACTTCGCCGAACGGATCGGTGGGTCGGGCCTGATGACGAAGGCCGAGAGCATGGACAGACTGTTCATCAAGTTGCAGGACTGGACGGCGAACCACGACACGGCTTCGCTGATCCTGCACCAGCGTGGAATGAATGACCCGGGCTGGATGCCGGTCGGCCTGAACGATGGACGCTACGGCGGTCACCAGTATGTGGACTATGTCGTGGGGGCCTACGCCCCTCGACTGGATCCTTCTCTCTCGGCAGTCGAGCGGGAAGCGGTCAAAGAGGAAGTCTTCCTGCAGCTACTCAAGTCTAGAGCGGGGACGGAGCACCCTTCAGGTGTCCGTCATCGCTTGGACAGTCGCACCATGCGATTGTCTGAATGGCACCAGCAGGTCTGGTCCCAGAGCTACGTAAACAAGTTCCCCAACATGGAGGTAAACAACGTATGAACATCACCGAGCCCCTGCGGCTCTCGGTCGGATCCCACAGCAAGGGCTCCGGCAAGGGCTGCGTCATGAACATCATCTCGTGGGAGAACGGCGACAAGACGATCTCCGACATGCCGGACTGCGCCGCACCGGTGCTGGCCCGGATCGCCCAGCAGGTCAACGACAGCATCTGCACTCACCGGGTGGGGCACCCGTGGCTCGTCCTCCCAGGCGGGGACACGCCGGAGGATGCCGAAGACCCGAGCCTGCTGTGTGCCGAGTGCTCGATGAAGGTCCTGGAGCTGGGCCACCGGACGGTCGGCACCAACTGGGAGCCGCCCAAGTTCATCACCAACCAGGCCGCTCTGGACGAGTGCGAGACGGTCGGTGAAAGGTTCAAGCTGGCGATGCAGACTGCCTCGGACGTGTGGTCCGGCATGAACCTCTTCGGTGATCCGGACACGTCCGACCCGGACGACTACATCGACGGCAGGCTGGGCCGGGCCCACAAGGCGTTCGACACCTTCTTCGAGGTGTCCGGCTTCAAGGAGACGACCACCCCGGTCTGCGTGATCGAGGAGGCTTACGAGAAGATGCTGCAGCCGGCATGACCAAGTTGGTCCTGCCAGTGGGGCCGCCCCCGTGGATGGTGCCACCGGTGTTCAGGCCACCGACGCTGCCCGTGCCCCCGTTCGAGGAGATCCTCGCCGGGGGCCGGCAGGCCTACATTTGGGACGGCAAGAACAGCTACGACCAGGCCGACAAGCACGTCGAGCTGACCACAGATCTGTCCCGAGCGAACCTGTGGTGCTCCAGGGCAAGTCTTGCCCCCCGGTACCACATGCCGGTGTTCGACGTGGACGTCCCTCGTGAGCAGGTCGAGGAGCGGGTCAACAAGGCCTTCCCGGTGGGCGACATCACCTGGGTGCCGTCGACCACCGAGGGTCACCACCACGTCTACGTGGACGGGATCCTGATGGAGTTCACGGAGTACTTCGAGATCCTGATGGAGCTGGCTTCCAGGAAGGAGCTGGAGGCTCCTGGCGGTCCGAGAGCGGCCGTCGTGGAGCCCGGCTACTTCAAGGTGTCTCGTCGGCGTGGTGGATCCTTCGTGCGGATGCCGCATGTCAAGAAGGGCGACATCCCGGGCGAAGACGAGACCGGGCTCAACGACGGTGAGCCCAAGTTCAAGGGCCCGGCCACGCTCAAGTTCAAGAACCTCGCCCCCCCCGTCCAGTTGTCGCCCGCCTATATCAAGGCCATGAACAGCATCCCCTGGGGCATGCAGCCAGAGAAGCCCATCAGCCTCACCGACCTCGCCTTCTGACATGCCCAACAAACTGCGCCACACCACCGACCCGCTGAAGGGGTCGAAGAAGGTGCCGTCACCCTCGACGCACCCGTACATGGTCGTGAAGCCCTACGGGGTCCCGATCTATTGCCAGTCGCTCGCAGCTGCCAGATCCAAGATCACCCAGGAGCTGGAGAACGACATCTACAGCTGGGAGCGCTCCGGCTTCCCGGAGCTGGCCGAGAACCTGCGGATCATCTTGAAGACGGTGCCCGGTGTGTCGGCCGGCGGCCTCGTAGAGGGGGTCTACGACCCTCGGACGAAGACTGGCAACGGCTCCGGCCTCAAGTACTCGGCACGGATCGTACGAAGGAGCACGATGTGAGCGGACCCAGCAACAGCCCGTTCCACAAGCAGGAGTTCCCACCCGAGACAACGGCCCCCGTCTACGCCTCGGTGTCGATGCAGGACTACTTCAACAAGACGATCAGGCATCTGGTCGACCAGAAGAAGCGGGCCGTAACTAAAGGCGGGAGCTGCGTGTTCCTCATCGACGGGCTCAAGTGTGCCGTCGGCTGCCACATCCCTGATGGGCACGAGGCCCAGAACAGTCAGCTCGGGGTCTCCACCCTCAAGATCACGCACCCGGAGCTGGCCGGCATTGCCTGGCCGAACGAGGACCTCGGTGTGCATCTGGCCGCCGGCCTGCAGCACCTGCACGACGTTTGGGCCCACTGGGACAAGGACGGCTTCGTCGCTTTCGATGTGGCCCGCCGAGTGGCTGAACGCTTCAAGCTACGGCCGGACATCGTGGACATCCTGGAGCTGGCCGAGCGGGACCGGCGGGCCGAGTGAACGAGCTGGAGGCCCGACAGCTGGAAAGTTTCCAGCTGCAGGAGAAGCTGGACCGGATGATCGAGTCCATGCGGACCCTGTATCCGAAGGCCTACATCACGGTCGAGGTGCTGCCGTCGGACCCGAAGTATCCGAACGAGGACTTCAAGCCAAGGAACGGTTACGTGGTAAACGTGCATCACAACGGGTTCAAGGTCGACTGCCGGTCGGTGACCCTCGATGACTGACTGGACCGAGGCCCAGCCCAGTATCGAGCTGGTGAAGCAGACGGTGACGGTGCCGGAGGTGGCTGAGCTGTTGGGCCTAGAGCCCAACAGCCAGGACAAGATCTTCAGCCCCTACAACCCGGACGAGAAGACCCCCTCGTGCCACC